GGATTTCGTTGTGGTAGGATGCACGACGTTCTCCGATCTATGGCCTGTTTACCCCTTTTCAGGTCATCAAAGACTCCCCCGTCTCTGTTCTCCGTGGAGCGGGGGTTTCTTTTGCCCCTCATGCTAGAATCATCACCACATTTGATGTTTTGATCATGTAGGTAACCTAGATGCCGAACACGACGACTAAGCATCCAGCCCTAGCACAGCAGGTAGAGCGAGCTCACAAGGCCATTGAAGAAAAGGCCGCTGAGACTGCTGCTGACATCAAGGGATGGAACACATTTACCCCCAAACAGAAACGTGTGCTCTCGGTCCTCCCTCTCTGTGAGACCGTTGCGGAAGCATGTCGCCGGGTTGATATGCATCCCAAGGCATTCCAAATCGCCTTGCGGAAAAACAAAGACCTTCGTTCAGCAATTGATAATCGAACGATCATGACAATGAGCATCATGCAACGCATCGCAGACGATAGCGCAGCTGAGTCCATGGACAATCTCATTAAGTTTGCCCGTGGTGGCATGGATGACATGAATGTCCCCATCGCTCACGGTATTCAGATGGATGCCATCAAAACCATCTTGAAGCTCAACAAAATGGGTGAGGACAAGCCCGAAACAAAAGAACACACCATATCGATAAATACTCAAGTCATCGTTCCTGGTGGCAGAAGCGAAGATGCCAGAGAGACTATCGTTGTCGATGCAACAACAGAATAAAGGCGCAGAACTTTATGTACCGAATGATCTCCAACGGGAGATGCATGAGTCTCGCGCCAAAAACAAAGTGCTCGAGTGGGCTCGCCGTCGCGGTAAATCCCGTAGCGCCCTCTTTGAACTCATCAGTACATTTCAATACGCACTGACCCTCCCCGCTCCCCACTCTCTTCAACCTCCATTCCTCGCCTGGATAGTCGCACCCACATTCCCCCAAGCAGGACAGGTCTGGACAGAGCTCAACGCCTTTATCCCTCAAGAATGGATTCGGCGCATTCAGCAGGACTGGCTACGTATTGAACTGTTTGGAAACGAAAACCGCCCTTGGGGCCTCATTGAGGTCAAATCGGCACACGACCCCAACAACCTGCAAACCGCTGGGCTCGACTTTCTCTGGGTCACCGAAGCTCAAGAGATAGAGGACCGGGCATTCCAGCGCATGCGTCCCATGCTGATATCCCCCGATAGACTCAACCTCGCGATATGGGAAGGTATCCCCGCTCTTTATCCCGACCACTGGTTCTGGAAAATCTGCGATTACGCCAAGGACGAGGCGCATACCAACTACTACTACTCAACGGGAACGGCTTTTGAAAACCCCTTCCTGACTGATGAGCAGTTAGAAGAGATCGAAGAAGATCGGTCTCTTATGCCAGAAGCCGCATGGCGTCGTATGTACCTGGCGGAACGCTCAGAGTCTGCCGGCTTTTTTAAGAATATCGACGCCTGTACCGTCGGCGACATCCTCTTTGATCCACTCCCCGGCGATACCTATGTGGCCGGCCTCGACCTTGGTCGTAAGTCCGACCCCTCTGTTTTGTATGTGGGCAATGCCGCATCACGACAAGTCGTTTATCGAGAAACATGGGACCAGGGTGAAGACTGGGCCATTCAACGCGAATCCATCACCAGCATCTGTAACCTCTTCGGGGTGCAAAGTCTCTGGGTTGATGCAACAGGCATGGGTGGCGATATCTTCTCCGAAGCACTGGAGGAAGCAGGATTGCCCGTCGAGCGTTACGATATCTACGGACAACGAGTGGGCGGTGAATTACAGGGGTCACGTATGGAACTGCTGAACAACCTTGCGGTCTCCATGGAACGCGAAACAGTTCATTTCCCGTTCATCCCCACGCTGAACCGCCAGCTCAGAGCATTCCAGTTCATAAGAAGAGGCGGCGGTAAGCCGCGTCCCGACCACCCCGAAGGTGAGCATGACGACGAAATATTTGCCTTAGGGCTTATGCTTCTTGCATGTGATCCCGCAACACCTCAGTCCGTAGGACTGCGTGGTCGTATCTCGCGCATGAGCTATCTCCCCTCATCTTCAGGCTATGCAGGAGGCTCAGAAGGCATCAGGATGATGCATGAGGCACGAGAACAAAGAATGCGCAAACGCATGGAACGCTCGGGGATCGAAACCTAAAAATGGGAGACCAAGCAGATGTGCAAGGTTTCGCGAAGAAAGAGGCAAAGCCTCCAAGGATTAATAACTCACCTGTTTACTTCTGGGAGAATGGCGAGTGGCACCGTGTATTCCTTGTCGGAGTAAACGGCCCTCTGCCTGAACCACGGAATGAGTGATCGACATCTATTTCCGTTGAGGACTAGCTATGGTAATGACTGACGAAAGAGGCGCACAGGATCTGTGGATATCTGGCGTCGACACCTTCAATGAGGACAATCCCCCTAGCCTTGACGAGATTATGTCTCTCAAGACTGACTACCAGCCCTACTACCAAGAGTTTCACGACAATTGTGGGCTGGTCGACGATTACTACTATCGCCGCCACACGGAACCCGTCCCCGAAGGTCACAAACAGATCACCACGTCGAAGGCGTACTCGATCATCGAGACGGCTGTTAACCATGTTGATGTCAACAACGTCTCCATCATCGTTCCTCTTTCCTCTCCTCGAGCCAAGGCCCGTGCGGAAAAACTCCAGAAGTTCTACCAAGGCACATGGGCAAATATCAAAATGCCCGTCAAGCGTGATGTGACCCGTCACGCCTTTGCCTACGGTATCGGCTTCTTCAAGACCATGTGGCGCACCGACCAGTGGCCGGATGCCCCACGACTTGATGACTATGAAAACGATGAGGACTACAAAGAAGCCCTTGATGAATTCATGGATAGGCGCGGCATCTCCTTTCCTATCTCAGTGGAACAGGTCAACCCGCAAAGGTTGATATGGGACGACTCAAAGCTGGGTGCCCATTGGTTCATTGAGTTTTACGAGCGTCACGACGCAGACGACTTGAAGCACCGCTTCCCTGAGTGGAGCGGTCATACCGAACGCAACGGTGTCATCAACTGGGTCGAGTATTGGGACGATAAGTGGGTGGTCTACATCGCCAACAACGAGGTCGTGTGGTCATCTGCTCATGGGTATGGCTTTGTGAACTACATACCTGTCTATCCCGCAAATACCATGAACTCGAACGATGGCCTCCCGCATGAGCGGTATCAAGGATTGCTGAACCCAATCTTTTCCTTGCTCGATGAGCATCAGCGGGTGGTGAATGCCATCTCTGCCATGGTGCGGTCCGTTGCATGGAGAACACTGGACTTCGGTTCAGGACCAGGCCGCGCAACGACACAAGAGATCGAAGAGGTCAAGAGTAACTATGAGATCTTCGGTGGCATGAATACCGTGGGCAAGGTGGAGGTCAAACCCTCCCCCATGGTTGTCTTGCCACCTGACCTGTTTTCCCAACGGGATAACCTCGAGACACAGATTGAGGAATCAACATTCCCCAACGTCATTCGTGGCATGCGCCCCAAGGGTGTCTCAAGCGGATTCCAGGTATCCGTGCTTGCAGGCATGGGACGACTGGTCTTTCAAGGTGTGGCTGACGGGATGGCCCGCGCCATCGAACAATGCAACACCAACTTTGCCCGCCTCATCGAAAACAAGGTGCAGGGCAAGCTCACCATCCATGCCCGAACAGAGATCCACAACTTTGACCAAGCTATTGGTCCTGAAGATGTGAAGGGCTACTACGAAAATATGGCCAGCCTCAAAGCAGAGGCTCCCGAGGAACGCGAACGTGAGGCCATCCTTGCTCAACGCCTCTGGAATAATGGCGAAGGCATCATCAGTCTTTATGAGGCACAACGCCGTTCCGGTGTCTTGAGCCCACTGGAGATGCAGCTCGACCAACAGGCCGAACGCTCTCTGCGGAGCCCAACCATCCAGGCATTTATAGAACAACAAGTCGCCGAACGGGTCGGTCTCCTCCAGCAACTGGTGGGACAGGTGCCCGGTCAGGCTCCCGCTATGGGTGGCGTCAACCAGGGGCAGTTCGCCCCAGGACTCTCGCAGCTCCAACGGCCCGGTGAGACAAACATTCAAGGAGCTCGCGTCGCCGCACAGACCGCAAGCCAGTCGGTATTCCCCGATAATTTCGGAGGGATTGATTCCCTCGGCAGCATTCTCGGTACGCCAAATGGTGGCGCACAAGCACAACCCAATGGGGAAATAGTTCGATAAGGAGTTAGCTATGCCACACAAAGACCCCAATGTTCCCCCGTCTCTCTATGGCCAAATGCCAAAGCACCGCAGATCAGCGAAGGCAACGGCAAAACCCAAGCGGCGTCCTTTACGTCGAACAACGACGGTCCGCAGAAGGAAAATGTAAATGGCTGACGATCTCGACATCGTAAATGACGCGATTGTTCGCGCTTCAGAAGCTGTCGTTTTGGGACTTAATCGCACGCTACGTTTGATTCCTAATGCACCAGGTCAAGTCGAACCGGGGCACATGCCGCGGTTCACCCAGGCTGATATAGACCGACTCAAGGAGAAGTAGTTGGTCCAACTAGGAATAAATACCAAACAGCTCAGGTTCAGTCTCAACGCACAGAACTTTGCGCTTGCCGGACCAGTCAGGATGAAACCTGTTGCTGTCCGTTCAGAAAAACGTGCAGCGGTAGGCAAGACGGTACGGTCTGACAATATCAAGCTTGACCGTCTCCGCTACAAATGGAGTCTAGGGCTTGGATGGCACCGGCTTGACCGTGAAACAGGACGTGGTGTCGGAGGATTCCGTGACGCATCAATAGAAAGCAGATTTACAGCTCTTGAACTTGCCTTATTGCACGAGTCACAGACACACGCAGGACCACTCGATCAC